GATACATGCACCCAGTCAGGGTTCTTGTCGTCGCCGAACTCCCAGATCATCTGATCGAAGTCCAAGTTGTTTGCGATGTACTCGAAGACCTCAGCGTTCTTACCATCCAAGTCAATGTCAACTGCTTGACCGATGTTGTGCTGGCTTGCTTTTGCACCGCCGATCAACTTGTTCAACTCTGGTGAGCGGTATCCGCTACTGATTTTGATGGGGCATCCCAAACCGGCACGCAATGGTTCTAATACTTTCTCGCACAATGTCTTGAGGTTCTCGGCTACCTGTGGGTCTTTGGGAATGTTTGGAATCCCGTTTTTGATTGCAGTTTGACTGTATGTCAACTCACGCAATGAGAAATTGTCTGTCATATTTGTAGATATTATTTCTTAATTATCAGCAAAATAAATAGAATTGCTGCCAAAATAACAAGCCACCAAGGATAATCTTCATCTTTATAGACGATTCTTGGCTTGGTTGTGATTGTTTTTGTGCGGATGATTGTCTTTGGCTCCTGCGTGATAATGGTTCTGATGATGTCTTTGTCCCTGATGATCTTCACCCTTATGCCACCAGTGTCGATGGTGATCGTATCAATCTCCTTGGTCACGACAATCTTCTCAAAGTACAACGAGTCGTTGACCTTGATGGTATCGGTGATGGTGAACGTGTCGGGAGCGCACAGAGCCGGCTGCTTCTTGCACGCCTGCTTTATATGCCACTGTGCAGAGCACGATGACAACAATAGCACGATGAGAAGGTATCTCATTCCTCTGATTTCTTGTTGCCGAATTTATCGATAGACGTAAAGCCCAACGAAAGGATGGTCACCCACTCAACTGCCGCTACAAGTTCTGGGCTTGGCGCGATTTCCTGTGGACTCATGGAGTTGTGGGCCATGGTGCCAAACAAAACAAGGGCACCAATGATTCCAACAAAACGTTTTGAGGACCACTCGCCTTTGTCACCTTTAAAAATATCGAATATCTTTTTCATTTCTGTAATTGCTTAATGAACATGTCGCGCTGGGCCATGAGATACTTCTCGCGTTCTATCATGCGCTCGCGCTCCGCGTCTACGACCTTGTTGATGTAGTCCTGTTTCTCTTTGACTACAGCATCGTATCGCTGAATCTCTTGCTGAAATATTTGGTTCTGATAGTACAACGCGCCAATCATCAATATGATGGTAAAGGACTGATCCTTTAACTTATCAATGAAGGTGGTTGCCACAGTACTCATTTACCTTGGCCTTTGTACTTCTTGACGTAGTTCTTAGAGGTCTTCAATGAAGAACTCTTCTTCTTGGATACAACGCCGGGTCTAGAAACCTTTGGCTTCGCTTTCCACTTGGTGGACTCCTTGATTGATTTTACTTTTGTTGCCATAGGTACATTCTAAAATAGTCAAACTCCTCTGTACCACCCTCTTCCACGTAGTTTAACCACGCATCATAGATGGGACCAGAATAACTTATGGGGGTGATGGCCGTATCCATACCACTGGCAATCATCTTGGCGGCGAAGATCTCATTCACCTGTTGCATTACCTGCACTTGCTTTTCAGCAAGGGCAACGGCTTGCTTCAAATCCGCTTTCTCTTCGACCTTTGCCTTGATCATTTTCTCGTTCACCTCGTGCGCTTGCTTTGTGGCTTTGGCGGCGGCGTCAGTATTCTTTTTGATTCTCATGAGCATCTGCTCAATCTCATTTGTCTTAGGTTGTTCTACAGCCTTAGACTCTGTAATCATATAACCGAGCAAGAACAATGTAGAAAATATCAAGAGTAAGCGGTTCATATCTTTTTCATTGAATTGATTAAACGGATTTCTGTAATGGCTGCTGATAGGGCAGAGTCTGCAGTTTTCAATGCGCGATACGCTTGCTTTTGTTCAATGCGCATCTCTGCCATCTCTTTTCTGCATGCATCAATCTGCTCTTGATTGCTCGAACGCAGGTCCATATACAAATAGCTAACAGCCAGTAGCATACAAAAAGCCACTGCAGCAACAGGATTCTTACGAAACTGATCAAACGAAACTGGAAGCGGATTCGCATTCGGAGTTTTCTTTGCAGTCATTTCTTTGTTATTACAAAGTAATTACTTCTACCTGATCTGGGTAGATTGCGTTCAATGCGTTGTATACTGCATCTACTAAGAGAGTTTCAGCAGGCACTGTCTCGTAATCAGCCACTGACAACTGAAGGTTAGAGAATGTAGTGTTGAAATCTTGGATACCTTGGATGGGTTGCTTGCCTTCTGCAATTGCTTGAGCGCTTGCATAAACAAACGTTGCAATTTGCGCAGGGATGAATCCATCTTTCTGGCTCTTCATATCAGCATAGCCCTCTGCGATTACGCAAACTGATCCGCTGGGTGTAGACAATCCACTTGTAAGATTTACTTCTGTATTGATTTGTATTGCTTTCATGTTTCAAATATAATTAATTTACGGGAGGGAATGGTGGTGGTGGTGGTGGGATGTATTCGGCTTCGGGTAAATCTAAAACCCAAGCGTATTCAGTTATGGCAACTTCGGGTTTGTCCTCATCGGAAAGGAATAAAAACCAAACTCCGTTTATATCTTGAACGCAATTAAAAAACTGATAAGGTGCGTAGTACTGCCCTTGTATCAAATCCTTTTGTTCGGGTGTAAGTGTGTAACCTATCATACTTGACTTTTTAGGTTGTTGATTATTTCTTTAAACATATCGTTGTCATAAGTTCCTCGTGCCTTGTTTGCCCATACGCACACAAATTGTACATTGCCCTCCTCATATCCTAACTCGTTATCAATTCTATCCAAAGATAACAAATAAGGGCTTGATGTCATTTCACGCTTTTCATTGTATGTTTTAGGGCAAAGTAATTGTGAGCCAGTCAAAGCACATTTGTAATTTTGTAATTCTAAAACGCTCTGCAAATATTGGATGCTTACATTGAATGAGTAATTTCTTGACTTGGCATTGTGCATCCACCTCCCAAACAAAGCATTGTGAATGTCTTGAGTACCTCCCTTGTTGCAATTTCTTGGTTGGCGTTTTCCATTTGCCCAAACTTTTGTCATAAAAGCACCTTTGCCTTTTAACCTATCAACGCCATTTCTATCTAACAAAAACTTTACTTTGTCTGCACCAATATTGTATTTTTTTACTAAACCATTTTGTGAAAGACCGTTTTTATAATCCTCACACAAATCATCTTCGTAATCAAATTTTAATTGTTTAATGTTGGCGTACATTTCAGATTTACCCATCATTGGTACGCCTTGCATTTTTAACACCCTACGAACTCTGTCTGTGGTTGCGTTTAAATCAGTTGCAATTTGTTGTACGGTTTTCTTTCCATAGTTGCTTACAATGTAGTTAGCATCCAATGGTTTTAATGTTGACCATCTATTTCCCATAACACAAATATACAACAGTGTAAGCATATTTCCTAAACTTGGCGGGCGAGTGTTGTTTGAAACGCTTGAACGGCGGTGTAAAAGTTGGATGCTTGGGTGTCGGTTAAGCCGTCACCGATTGAAGCAAAAGCACATTCGTTTGCACTTGCAGTACCTGAAGCAGATGTAGCACGAGCGTTTAACCATAAATTTCCGTTAGGATTTGCATTTGCAGTCAAACCATCATTACCTAAATTACTATTGTTGACATATGTTGTGCAACCGCTTGTTGAGGTTGTTCTACTGGCAATTACTAATCCTTTAGTAGTTGCAGTTATTATAGCCGTAAAAGAAGTAGTTGATAAAACATTATAATACCCTCCCGCGACATAAAATATTTGGTCAATAATACTCGCAAGTAAACCTATTTGACAATTATTAAAGTTATCGCGTGAATAATAGGACATATGTTTGGAATTTGCATTTGAAGAAGTATTTGGATTGAAATTCGTATCCATATACGCACTCGTTCCGTTACCTTTTACCCCCGTACTCGCAAAAGTCCAACCGCTTGTAAAAGTACCCGTAAAACTTGAACTCTTTAAGTTCTGCGCACACGCCGCGGCACTTGCCCCAACCATTGGATACACAGCACGCATGGCCGTCCAAATACCCGCACTTTTCATATCAAGTACAAGTTGATTGGTTGCGTTCTTTTCGGTGGTCGTAAGTGTACCACCCGCAGTTGTAACGCGGTCAAAGAATGCTTGTGCATCTGGGTCGAAACTCGGTGCCAGTGTTGTTACTGAGATGGTATTTGAGTATCCTGTGATCATGCGCTAGGTGGGCAAATAGGGTTAATCCAAGTTAAAGTTTCTTCATCCCAAGTCCAAAGACATCCGTCATTCGGGTATGGTGTTGGTGGTTGCCAAAGACAGTCCGCATCCAATGTCCAACTTGGGTATGGTTGTGGGCTTGAAAAATTATCTTTATCAGGGTAATAAACAAACCCAACACCCGCAAAGTTTTTACCAGTTGTGTTGTAGTAGGTTCGCACCCATTCACCGCCAAATGTTTCAATACACCATTCAACAGAATCGGCAACAATCACTTCTAAAACTATGTTATTTTCTAATTTAGCAACTTGCATATTACGTAGGATAAGAAATTATGACTATACCAGAACCGCCTTGACCGCTATTTTGAATCCAAGCACCACCGCCACCTCCACCAGTATTTGCTGTACCATTGTTTCCCACCGCGTTCCTGCCACCCGCACCACCACCGCCATTTCCACCAGCTCCCACAGTGCCTGTTTCCACACCACCGCCACCGCCACCAGCGTAAAAAGTAGAACTACCACTAATTGAATAAGCAGTACCATTCCCACCATTTCCTGCTTGGCTAAAAGATATTCCATTTTGACCAACTGCCGAAGCACCACCACCACCAGCACCACCGTATGTACCACCAACACTACCCCCTGCAAAACCTTGTCCCGCAGTACCAGCACCACCAGAATAAGTAAAAGCACCACCACCACCACCACTACCACCACTACTCGGCCCACTCGAATCTATATTACTACGACCTCCACCAATAGCGGTCAAAGTATCAAAAACAGAATTATTTCCGTTTGTTCCTTGCGTAGCAAATCCAACTGTACCACTTCCACCACTACCGACGGTAATAGTGTAAGCCGTTACTGCGATTGATTTTGTAGCGTTGTATATCAAACCACCCGCACCACCTCCACCACCAGCATATGAACCACCACCACCGCCACCAGCAACAACAAGTGCCTCAACAGTTGCTCCAGTGGGGGCTGATGTTACGGTAAATGTTCCCGAACTTGTGAAGGTGTGAATAGTCATACCACCCGAATAGGTGATTGTTCCACCCGTGGCGGTAATTGGAACTGGATCAGTACTAGCACGCAGTCTGTAGTAATAGGTCGTGTTTGCAGTTAATCCAGCAACTAAATATGCCGTAGTAGGAGCCAACACTACCTCATCTTCCAATACGAATGACGAAAAGGAACTGCTAGTGGACACATCTAACAAGTAGTACGTAGCACCGGCAAATGCGTTCCAGTTCGCTGTAAACGATGTCTCACCAACACCCGTTGCAGCAGTTGCCACAGGGGTGCTAACGAATGTCGTGTTGTATCCAAAGAATGATGGGACTGCGAACATATTACAAAGATGTGTCTCCGCCTAAAATTGCCAATACGTTGGTGTACTTAATGATGCTCACCACTGAGTACTGCCCATTGTTCTTGCCATGACCCTGTCTGTTGCCGATCACCAATCCGCCCGTACCTGCAATGCTTGAAATTGCAGCGTCCAACTGAATGAGCGTTACGTTAAAGCCATTGGGCAATGATGCGTCAAATGTGATCGTTAAAGCGCCTGTCAATGCAATTACGCTTGAGTTGTATGTAGCAGCATTCGTTGAGTTAAGAGTTAAGTTCGCAGAAGTACTCGCCGTATTTGGGATGAAGTTCTGAAGAACTTGAGCGTTTAAATTTGTTGGGATCCTGGCCGCAGCAAGTACACCACTAGAGATGTTTGCAGCGTTGGTAGTGTCTGCGTTTGCCACGTTGCCAAGTCCAACAGCCGTCTTGTCAAGTGTTTGGAACGTCTTGTCGCCCCTGTAGTACTGTGAGGTAGTGCCTGCTGTGATCTGGTCCTGCTTGCCATTGAATGTGCTCCAATCCGCAGCAGATAATGCACCCCTGTTTGAAGCGCTCGCCGTAGGCACGTTTAATGTGATGACAGGCGTAGTTGTGCTGTTAGCAACCGTAGAACTCAAATCTGTTCCGGTAGTGCCAAGAGTCAGAGCAGCCACGCTTGTAACTGTTCCTCCGCCTCCGCCTCCACCTGTAGCATTGATGGTCACTACACCAGTTCCACCTGCTGGAGAAATGGTGACGTTTGTACCTGCCACAATCTGAGATACGCCGCTTGCACCAGCACTATACTGTGGGATATTCAATGTACCACCAACCAATGTGGCAGCGCCACTAGTACCGGTTGTGGTCAATGTTAATGTTTGCTGTTTGCCATTAAATTGGGTCTGGATGTTGTCCGTCAACCCGTTCAAGTAGTCAAACTCCGCATTGCTTATCAAGCCACTGCTGATATTGGTAGCGTTGATGCCCGTTGGGATATCACTGGCAGACAAGTCCGCACCGGCAGTCACCAACCCCTTAGCGTCGTAAGTGATCTTGGTTTTGGTGGCCGCAACAATGGCTGCATTCTCGTCCACCTTAGTGTCGAGAGCCGCCTGTGTTGCAGTGCTTATGGGCAATTGCCCCGGAGCCGCCTTCTTGGTCTCACCTACGCTAGTATCCTCAATGATCATCCAATCATTTGAAGGATCTATGCTACCAATGGTAGTGAGGTTATATATAAAAATATCTGCCATGATTAAGGTTGTCTTGTGGTTACTATAAATCTATTGCCGCTATCGGTCACAATGTAATTTCCGTTGTCAGCCACTAAAAGCCCAGTGATCAAGACGATTGCTTTCGACTTGATGCCACGGATCATATTGCCAATGATAATTACCATAGTGCGACGATGTCTGTTGCGTTTGTGCCGGTTGCCCAAACACGGATCACCTGAACAGGCACAAATGTACCGGCCGATAACCCAACAAATGTAACTTCGTCACCACCAGCAGTGGTAACTTTGATGTCTCCATCACCGCCAACGTACAACACGCAACCATTGTTGCCCGTTCCGTCTTGGGTAGATACGCTTGGAATGTCCACTGTGTTGCTAGGCGTTACAGCGGCAGCCCTATATGCTTGAAGTTTCTGATATGCCATGATTATTTTTCTTTATCGTATGGGAAAATTCTGTTCAATGTATCTTTGCGCTCCTTGCAGCCACAAGGCTTGCCAGTAGCAGCAGCGACAGTTTCTACCACCTTCTTAATACCGGTGGCAGTGGTAAATTTTTCAATGGTGTCACCCAATCCTTTGCTTTTGTCCATGTTGCAAATATAATTAAACTTTTGAAACTCTTCTGCCCATACCAACCCTAGACTTCTCCGCTTTCTTCGCGGCTAGTTTTGATGGACTGATTTCACTCTTTGTCTTTGGTGTCTGACTCGACACCTTCTTGGTCGGACGGCAGTACTCGTTCTTGCCACCTGCCCCACACGCTTTACCACTCTTTGTGTCCACCCACTTCTCCGCCTGCCACCTCTTTAGGCTCGTGCCTTCGCTTGTCTTGCGGACGGTGCCCGATCCCTTGCGGCACTTGGCGATTGCCTGTGATGCCCGCGCAGATGGGAACACATCGTACTGCGCCTTGACTTTTTTGTAGCACGCGTCTTTCATCAGTACTTCCCTTTTTTACTTTTGGGAGACGGGGTAGTTGATCCACCCGGGCCTGCCCACAAATTCTTACACGACCAGTAACGAGGCGTTAACTTGTCGTTCGCTGTGTCACAAGAATGGCGTGCCTTAAAAGATTTACGGGCAGCGGCGGAATAATTATTTCCGTAGCCCTCGGCACCAAAATGCAGGAGTTTCTCCTTGCCATTGGCACACCCCTTCACCATCTTCTTCTTGCCCGGCCTATCCGATGGGACAGGGCGGTTGCACGCCATCTTGGACTTGTCAGCCATTAATAACCTTTCTTTTTGACATCGCCTTTCTTAGCGATAGCCATGATCATTTTCTTCGCGCCTGCTTTAGCAACAGGAGTTTTGCCCGACTTAACGGAAACTGATTTTTTCATTGTAGCTTTCATGATTATTTTATTTTATGTATTTTTCTACTTTTTTGGCATTACCGATCTTCAAGTTCTTGTTGTTCTTATCCATGATCGTGTTCAATTGCTCGTTTTTAACAGGCATATCACAAGAAGGAAGACCACATGCTTTACCTTGGCTATCGTATTCAAATTTGCCTGATGGTTTCATAATCCTCATAGCAACTTTGCCTGATGTTCCTTGTGGTGTGTATCCAATTTTAGGCGAACCTCCGGGATTTGTTCCGGGATCTTCAACTTTTCTCTGTCTATATCCACGACTGTCTCTGATTTCTTCAACTTTATTTTCGTTAATAAAATTAGGAGACGCATCTCTCATTTTTGCTGGCTTCGCAGTGATGCCTTTGGGAGATGGCAACTCAGAAGAATTAAAACTAGGCTTCTTTGGTTTCATGTTTGTAGTATTTTTGCAATACAAATATAATAAAATCAAATTAAATGAAAGCGCCTCACTACAACTACATGAAGTACTGGAGGGTCGTACGTAGATACGCCCTGCAGAAGTATGAATTAGCACAAGAAGATCTGGATATCCTGTTCTATATCCACGATGAAAAATACTTTAGCAACTACCAGTTTGAAAAATATGAGCGCCTGTTCTCTTGGAGCCTCACACGATTAAAGAGACTCACCGAACGCGGATGGATCAACAAACTTGGATCCGGTAACAAGTACGGCATGCGCGATGTATACGAAGTCACCATGAAAACCCAACGCGTTGTCACCAGCCTGTACAAAATCCTCAATGGTGATGGCTTCCCCACCGGTACCTGCCGCATGAACCGCTCCCGTAGGCGCTACATGGATCGCAGATACCGTAAATTTATCGGGGATATGGTCGATGAAATCAAAGAGACCAGACTAAAGCAAGCCGAACTTAAGGCCGCCCTAGAAAAAGAAAGACTCAGAGACGAACGTATCAGAAAGGCTAGAGGACAATAACCACGTCCCTCTCCTGTATGATCGTATAGTGGTGGTTCTGTATCACCATTGTGAAACTGTGGCTCTTGTCGTAGTGCACAATGTCACCCGATTTGATCACAGACACGTCAGTGCCAGCCTCAATCACCTTCGCCTTCTTATAGCGAAATTCACTTGTGTCTTGGGCTGACAATAGTAGCCCTCCGTCTGTCTTGATCTCCTCCTCAATGTTGGAGACCACTATGTATTTTCCTATGGGTTGCATGATTTGATTATTTTAGAAGCGCAGACAGGACTTGAACCTGTAATTTGTAGGTAGGGTATGTACACTTCCCGTTTGTAGTACCTTGCGTATTGCATTCCGCCACTGCGCCATGTTGTGGAGAAGGGGGGCCTCGAACCCCCGTCCAGATAAAGTCGCAATTCGATGTCTTTATTTACACGCTTAGTACTGGGCAAGCCCTGCACCGTATTTCAATTCCACCATCTGGCATAACCAGCAAAACAAATTTTGCCATTTTCTGTTCCAAGGGATGACTCCCCGTGGCTTAAGCCGCTACCTTGTATTCGTTAGAAACGAAAGACATAGCGTCTTCAAAAGCCATTGTTGATAATTCTACGTTGCCGTTTATTTTTTTTCTTCGAATGATTATAGAGATTCCTCTCTGCGTGAACACCAAACCCAATCGATACTGTCGATTCCAATTCTTCCCCATAAATCAAAGAACATAGTCCCACGAGCAGATCTGACGGTATGCTCGTGGGAACATATAACTTTACTACTGTGCCTCGTAGGTTCTTGCCATCGTCACGATAGCATTCGTAGACAAAATGGTTACAGCCACGCTAATGGCGTTCTGAAGCGCGCACCTTGTCACCTTCAACGGGTCAATTACACCCATCTTGATCAAGTCACCGTGCTGCCCCGTCTTCAAGTTGTACCCGAAACCACTCTCCTCCGTGTTATCGTACACGTCCTGCGGATTAATACCGGCATTCTGTAGAATCTGATCCAACGGCGCACGCAATGCCTCTCTCAAAATGGCGATTGCGGCTGATTTCTCTGCGCTGTGAGCGAAGATCTCTTGGAAGATGGGGTGTTGGGTAGCAATCTCGTGTAACGCGCGTCCTGCGCCCGGCAAAATGCCCTCCTCTAACGCAGATCTTACCGCACATACCGCGTCATCGACACGATCGTACAACTCTTTCTGCTCCAAGTCGGTGTTTCCACCCACGTAGATCACGCCTATTCCTCCCGTGAGGGAGGCTATGCGTTCTAGCAGGAAGTCCTTGTCCGCCTTCTTCGTCGCTTGGCTGTGTGCCTGCCACAATTGAGCCACTCTCTCATCGATCGCCGCCTGATTTGCCTTTAAATTGGACTTCAACAAGATGGTCTTGTCATTCGACACGATCACCCGGGCCGCATGACCCAAGTCAGAGTAGTTCACAAGGCTCAAATCATCACCCGTCTTCTCGCTATAGTAGGTCGCACCCACACTCAACGCAATGTCTTGCATCAACTCGTGCTGCTTGTACCCAAAACTCGGCGGCTGGATAGCCACAATCTTCAAATTGTTCTTCATCACGTTCGCAGCCAACGTATTCACAACGTTCGCATTGCATGGCGCAATCAACAATAACCGCTTGTTCTCCTGTATGATTGGTTTCAATACCAACTCAAGTTGCAAGATGTTGCTAATCTCCATGTCAGCCACCAACACCATCACATCCTCGTACACGCACTCGTCCTTCTTCTGATCGTTGATGAACAACGGACTCAAATACCCCCTGTCAATCTTCAATCCCAACGTGGTCTCGGCAATCGTCTCAGTGCTCTGGCTTTTCTCAACCGTCACAATACCATTCTTCCCCACATCCTTGTAAACCTCCGCAATGATCTGACCAATGCTCTTGTCGTTGTTCGCAGAAATCGTAGCCACGTCCGTAAGCATCGCGTTCGTCAACTTCTTGCTCTTCTTCTTCAACACTTCCACCACCTTCTCACTCACCTCCACCAACTCCCTCAACAACTGCGACCGGTTTAACGACTTCTCATTTAAGTACTCCAACCCGTTCATGATGATCGCCTCAGTCAACACAATGCTTGTGGTCGTGCCATCACCTGCGTCCGACGCCGTGCGATCAGCCGCCTGCTTCATGATCCTTACAGCCAAGTTCTCAATCGGGTCCAACAAGTCAATCGACTTGGCAACAGTTACACCATCCTTGGTGACCGTCAACCCATGCGTGTGATTCGGTGATTCCAATAACACCGTGTTGCCGTTAGGCCCCAATGTGCTCTTAACAGCCTTGGAAAGTTTCTTGATACCACTTACAAGTTTGGCCCTGCCTTGCTCGTCAAATGATAACTCTTTCGGAGAATACCCTAATGTCATATTTGAATTTGATTTGATTTATTATTCGCTGACAAATATACACCAACAACATTGTCGATGCAATAGGATGAAACCACCATAAACTATTTTCAAAATCATCATGATGAGATCATGGTGATTATGTCAATGTTGAAAACACATGCTCCCTATTCTCTCTCTCTTTTTACTACGTGCAACTTTTTTTTTTATTTTTAAAACGGGGTCATTTTCAACATTTTCAACATATTTCTTCTTAACTCATTGTTTTACAATGACTTACTAATTTCATTTTCAACATATTTTTAACATAGTTTATGACGAATTTAACATAGAAATATAATAATTTTGTAGGGTTGTAGTAATTATGTAGAAATAACATATGACGAAAATTCAAATTATGACGAACTTGACTCCAACTTATGACGAAAATTCGCCGATTTATGTTGAAAATGACATGGATTATGTTGAATTATGTACGAAATTATGTTGACTTTGAATATGATTTTTGGCTTTTATGACGGAAATATTCAAAGTATTCATGTTGAAAATGAGGGTCATTTTAGGGCAATATGTTGATCTTTCAGATGGTATATAAACGACGAAAGGGGCATTACGCCCCTCCCATCTGACTAAACTAAAAACAAATTTACTTCCGTACAAATGGCATAATCATGCCAATCTCATTCTCAATCTCACTCGACTCAGCCCTCTTGTAAGCCTCCGTCATCATCTCAATCTTCTTCTCCCTCATCCTATCCTGTCTCATCTTCGCATACTTACTAATGCCCATCTCGTAACTGGGACTCTCCTGCATAGCACCATTGCTAACATGGCTCGCTATAATATTAAACTTCTTTATCATGATACAGCAAAGATAATGCATTTGAAAGACTTGGAATCAGGGGGTTAGATATGCTAAACAAGGGGGTAATACCCCCCATTTCAGCGATGATCCCCTTCCCGAAAGTCGAAATTTTGCAACACACCCCCCTCCCTTTTTCCCCTTTTTTGCCCCTTTTTTTTGCCTTTTTTATCACGTCAAGCCCCGTAAACATTGGGGTTACGCCCCTTTCGCACACCCGTACGACACAATCCAAAATTTCCCCACTTCGCTAACTGCTTGAATTTCAATAACTTAAGGTGTGTCTTCGAAGACACAACTATATTTTTTTACGCCCTTGCTTGTTTATATCATTTCTTTATAGTTTCTTTGTAGTGCCATTAAGGCAAAAAGAAAATGAACAACCAACAAATCAGCAACCTCGTTAATGGAATGTTAGCGACTGCACAAACCAAAACAGCCCTTTCATTAGTGGCTATCAAAAACTTGAATTCAAAGGTGACCAATGCGGAAAAGCAAAGGTTTATGACGTCTTTGGAACTTGCCCAACTTTTGGCACAGACCAAACAGCAATTTGATGAGTTTTTTGTATCTATCAAAAACAAGTTAAAAGATGGCGGAACGACGTCGAAAGAAATGATTAGCAAAGCGGACTTTATCAAAATGGTTTACGGGTTCAAAGCGTCGTATTACTATAAACTTGTAAAAATCGGGGAACTACCCAAACACGTTGTAAACAAGTTCATCAAAAAATGCGATGAGGCGGAAAAAGACGGCAAAGACTTTGCCCGTTCTATTGAAGCCCTAAACACGTGGGCGAAGAACTTCGAAGAACACAAGGGCGAAGCGGACACGGATGCGGAAAGTATCAGCGATTTGCGTAATGGCGGAGATAAAAAGGTTGCAAAAAGTTCTTTTAAGTTCGAGAACATAAAAGTAACTTTTTACACCGACGGAAGTTTTGATACCAATTCTACAGCCCTTGAAATTCGCGAAGCCTTCGAACTTCTCACAATTTCGATAACTTCAACCTTCCCACTTCCCAAGCAAGTGAGAACGAAAAAGGTTCAAACCGATTTGGGCGAAATTCAAAAGAAACGGGTACAAAAGTTGCCCGTATCAAAAGAACTAATCTAACCCAACCAACCCACAAAGATAGCCCCATTCATTGGGGCTATTTTTGTTTATAGCCCTATCAATTTACACCCCTAATTAATAGCCCCTTTATTGGGGCTTTATTGTTTTATATTGGCTTCAATTTCACGCCCATTTTAAGCCCTATAAACAACTATCTTTCCCTTTGGTATACCTACCTATTAACGCCTCATTTCATTGCCTTAAATGGGGCTTAAAATAGCCCATCATTTTGGCTGTGGAAAGTATACGACGCGTCCGCTTCGCTTCGCATTGCATCACTTCGCATTGCGTCCGCATATAGTGGAAAGTTTACACCCATTTTGGGTGTGTGAAATATGGCAAGGACACACACAAAGTGTCTTCGAAGACACAAAAGCACGGCAAAATTTGCCGTGAAATCGTCAAGGACGCAACCCGTTTTGCTGTGGTTTATATGGCAAGGCACAGCCAGTTCATAACCGTGTACGGATCGCCATTTGATTTGGCAATGTAGTATTTTTGTAGTACCTTTGTATTGTTCAATTAAGGGATGGCAAAACGTAACGAATTAATCATGGCAAGTGTCTTCGAAGACACAAGGACGCATCGAACCGATGCGGACACGTCAACAAAACAAGGCAAGTTCATGGCTGTGGATTATCCGCAGTTAGATTTGGCAATGTCATACCTTTGTAGTATCTTTGTATTGTTCTAATAAACAGCACTATGAATAACCAACCAAAGCAAGTGTCTTCGAAGACACAAAGACACGGCAAGATTGCCGTGTACTCGTTAACCGAAAAGGTCATCATGCAGTTGATGACGTTCAACAAATGCACCCGTGAACGGGCTGTGTGTATGTACAAGGAGATGCTACAAACCATCGCCGATTATTACTTACTCGAGCAAGTGTCTTCGAAGACACAAATTGAGATAGAAGTATTCGCAAAGGATGTATGCAACGCCTATGGTTTAATCGAAACCCACACCACCCAACTAACAAAACAATTATGTTAATCACACTCAAACAAATCATGGCAAGTGGTGGTATCCAAAGAGTATTGGTAAACCCCGAGGCAATTTACTATGTATCAAACGAAGACGGCACTGGCTCCATCGTATCCACGATGATAGGCACGATACGTGTAATGGAAACGCCACAAGAAATAAAAGACAAAGTGTCTTCGAAGACACAAGGACGCACCGCGGACTTGTAACCAAGGCATACCAAAACAAAAGCAACATATGAAAAACAAATGGTTCTTGGGTGAGGTCAGTATTGGATACCGACGCACCAACTTGGATGAGAAACTCATCAAAACTCAGATTAGGAACTCCGAACACGCGGCGAACTTTTTCCGTGGTATCTTTCCCGAAGACGTGATGGAACACCACGAAGAAATGTGGGTAGGGTATCTCAACAATGCGAACCGCCCCATTGGGTTCTTGCAGTTGTCAAAGGGCAACACCACGTCCACGGTGGTTGACATCAAGGGCTTGGTGCAAGGTGCGGTCATGTGCAATTCAACCGCAGTAATTATGATGCACAACCACCCGAGTGGCAAGACACAGGCGTCGGATGCGGACATCCAAATTACCGATCGTGTCAAGCGTGGGCTTGAACTGTTCGACATCAAGTTGGTCGACCACATCATTCTCACATTAGATTCACACACATCCATGGCCGAGGAGGGCTTATTGTAATGATAAAAGTATATATAGAAACGAGCGTCCATGCGGAATGCGTGGCCACAATCCAAGATGAGTGGGTGTACATGGCATTGCTTCCATCCTTGGAGAAGTTGGCACTTGAGTGGGGTGGAATACTAACAGAAAGTGTCATCGAAGACACTCCGACGCCCGAGCCAATCACCAAAGTTTACTTGGTGATGGGCGTTGACAGCAGTGCTGACTCATGGGAGGTGGGATCAGTGCCACAACTAATGCGAGTATGCACAAGTGAGCAGAAAGCCAAGGAGATTGCCGACGAATTGCAACGCGTTGAACCCGACGCATATTGGGAATACTATGTAACAACCAAAGAAATAGAACTATGAAATCACAAGACAAACTGGCGAAAGCCATCCGAAACCTGCATCCGATCTACGCATCGTACTTAATGCAGAGGCTCCAACACGACACGATGGAGTTGGTGGAACAAATCCCGGCAATTTACGCCAAGGACAGAGAAGACACGGCTAATGGGCGTATCTCCATGTTCCATCCCGACTTCTACGTGACGTATGTAAACGAACTAATACAAGTGTTCAACGAAGTTGACGGCACTGACAAGCCACTTGTAGAATATGAGAAAGAAAGTGTCTTCGAAGACACAACAAACGCAACCAATTAAAACAAAAAAAAATATGAACAACCAAATTCAAATCATGGAAGAAATGGTGCAACGCACCGAGGCAAACTTACAGCAGATGCAAGCATTACTTGCAGAAGCCAAGGCAACACAAGTGTCTTCGATGACACTCACCGACGAGGTGATTCGACGCATCGCAGAGGAGATGTCGGAAAACTTCAGGTCAGACATGTATCTCACGGACATGGTGGAGATGGACACAAGTGTATGTGGAATGGAGATATCAGTCGAGTTGGAATGGGAATACTCTGTTGGAGGCACGATCAAGGATTGGGCTTATCAGTTGATGGTTAATTTAAGAGATGAATTGTCATGCGAATCAAGGAACTAATTTTCGACATGCTCACCGAGAACACCGGCCGTCACCCCCTCGATAGTGGGGGTGCATACGGCAGGGCATGGGAGAGAAACCAAGCACGGACAATCGAGGACTTCGAGTCAGAACCCGAGGAGATGTACACCTACCACAAGAGTGGCAACTATTTGGAGAGAACTGTATCGGTGTTCCACTTCCTGTCGCAGTTGGACATGGACGAATTGTGTGAAGAGTTCAACGCCATGCCATGCAGGGATTGGGATGCGGATGACGAGGTGTATGGTGTGAGCAAGGCACAATGGGATTGGCTCAAATCCAAGTTCGAGGTCAAGGTGGGGTACACATTCAACACCTACAATGGGGACTCGGATCTATCGCAGATACTGCAGGGCAGTTGGGTTGAGATCAACGGCGACGTGTACTTGCTGTTGCAGATCCATGGTGGGTGCGATGCACGGGGTGGGTATACCAATGCCAAGTTGTTCACCACACACGAGGAGTATAGCATACACGAATACTTGCGTGAGTACATGGACAGTTATGAGATTGACGAAGATCTACGCGAGGGGTTCATCGAAGCGGTGGACTCGGACGATCCAAGTATCACATACACAAGTGACGAGTTAATAGATATGATGACCAAAAGAAGTGTCTTCGAAGACACAAAATGATTATGACACAACAAGAAATCAGTGTAGACAATATCTCGGTAGAGATATTCTACGATCAGTTTGCAGACAGCCCACGAGAGTGGGACAATGAGACCAAGTTTGCCCTATTCCACAAACGGTACAATTTCCCCAACGAGATTGGCATTGACCACAACGACTACGCATCGTGGGCTGAGATGGAAGAGGCATTGCAACTTCAGTATATGTGGGTATACCCAGTATTTATGTACGACCACAGCGGGTTGGCATTCTCAATCAATTCATTCGACTGCAAGTGGGACTCGGGCAAGGTTGGCTTTATCGTGCTAGAATCAGGCACGGCAGAGCAGGCGTATAAGTGGGCGACAAGCGAACTAAAAACATTCAGCCACTACATGAACGGCGAGATGTTTGGAGTGAGTGTCTTCGAAGACACTGAGTTGGTCGACACAAACCTCGGCTACTATGGACACGACCACGAAACGAGCGGACTCAAGGACGAATTGGACAGTTACTTGTCAAGAATTACCACGGCAGAAATCAAGGAAGCAATCTTAAATAAAATATCATGACAGACCAACAATACGCAAACAACTTCATGTTCTTAGCGGCAAAGAAAATCTCAAGCGTACGCTACATGACCAAAGAAGAAGCGGACGAGGCAGGGTGGCATAGCAGGCCACTCGTAATCAGGTTCACCGACGGATCTCTTCTCATCCCACAAGCAGATGACGAAGGCAATGACGGCGGAGCCATGTTCTACCAAAACGAAAGCGGAGCCGTATTAATTCACACGATATGACACAGGAACAAAAAGCAGTGGCGTGGTACCAAGGTAAGGGATTTACTGCCGGTGCCACAGTATTCGGCGTATACGTCGAGGTATGGAACGAGCAACTCGATGAATGCATCGAGGTGTATGTAGACAATTTAGAGGTAAGCCTACGAGCAAACTTGTGGGACAAAGAACAACAACATGAAACAATTAACTGAAAACCAACAACAACTGATCGCCAAGATTACGGAAGAATTTATGGCGATGAACGATTACCCCAAGCCAACATCATTCGCGGACATTTTGCTCGACGAAATCAATCAGACCAAGCGTGACTTCGAGGCCATTGAAATCAAGAACCGAGCCATCTATGCTGAGTTGAGCAAGCAATTCGAGCAGGACATGAAGTACTTGATATCCGAGTGCGAGAAGTTGGGTATTGAGGTGGACTGCGATCCGCTTCACAGGAGCCCCGGCTCGGACTATTGCGGTGAAACTGTTTGGTTCGGAAAGACTCAAGGGTACGACGAGCGGTTCACAATCAGCGCGAAAGCACCAACATTGTTTCGTGCCAAGAACGGACTGCGCCAGTACGAACTGATGCCAACCTTAATATATTACATCCGCACCATAGAATACCCTTCACTCGATGGCCTAATGAAAGGAGATACATTCAAGAACGCCATCACCCAACTATACCACAAATTAAATAGATAACACTATGCCAAACCACGTTTACAACAGGATCTCGTTCACGGATTTGAGTGACGAGCAGAGACAGAAACTTGAGGTCATTGCCTCAACACTTAACGGATTGTGCGGGTACTACCGACCCATGCCGGACGACATTCGTAATACCACAGCGCCAACAAAGGTGGTAACTCAGCGCGAGTACAACAAAATCATGAAGGAGAATGCCAAGATCACCGACGAGGACGATCCGTATGGCGTACGCAGAAAGAAAGTCATCACCAAGAAAATGCAGGTGGAGTTGATGCGAAAGTATGGGGTGGACAATTGGTATGATTGGGCGTTCCAAAATTGGGGCACCAAGTGGGGATGCTACGACCACGAGGTGGATGGCGACACGATCCGATTCAGCACGGCATGGGCACCATTCAATCTGATTATATTGGAGGCATTGGCGGTGGACTTCCCCAACTTCATCCTCCACTACGAGGAAGAGCAGGGGTGGGGTGGCTATGTGCAGTACGAGAATGGGGTGTTCGAACTGTTCGAGGAGTACGAAGCACCGCAGTGGGAAGGCACGGGCATAGAAACCGACGACGGGCAGATCACCAAGTTGATGAGTGATATATGCGAAAGCCCTGTCCGAGAAGGTGTCGAGGCCGGCTACTACTACGACTACAGCGAATACGAACCAGTACCACAAGAATTATTAGACCAACATAACTTATCATGATGACACTATTAGAAGCACTATGCCGGGAGGATGACCACGGGCAGTGCGACGCGGCGAGAGAGATACGCACGATGTGTAGACTCATTGACCATGGGGCAGACCCAGAAGAGATATTGCAAGACAGAGGACTCGAGCCCGACTACACAATGGAACTGCTCGATTACTATTCTGACTACTTGGACGAACAAGAATCAAGATTGGAGGACATCGACAATCTATAACCGTGTACAAATGGGGGTGCAATTTGGAATTGTAGAAGAATTGTATTACCTTTGTACTGTGTTGGAGAGGACACGGCATCTTTTGTTGGTTGCTCAGTGTCGTGTCTTCGAAGACACAAATCCTCACCAAGTTTGGTGAGGCATCGTAACAAAAGCAAAACAAATGAGAACTGAATTTATTATCGGGGACACCCTGTGTGTTGTCCGTTTGGACAAGACCACGAACGACAAGATCGCACCCAAAGGTGAGAAGATCATTCAGACCTACCACTACAGTAGAGATCAGTTTGAGAATGCACAATCCAAGACGAGCATGCAATCGTTCTTCAGCAAGGACGGCGATGTATGTTTGGACTGCCCATATGCAATGAGCAATGGCGCAGAGTTGAAGGGTTGCTACACTCACAAGCGGATGCAGTATTCGGGTATGCTATCGCAACTGCGTAGCATCGGTAACCAATACCAATCATGGGACGACATACCAAAATACAACGAGCAGATCGGTGCGGATGTGGTGGCGATGTGCAACAGAAGGTATGTACGGTTCGGTACCTATGGCGAGCCATCACTCATACCAATCTCATTGTTGAGATGTATCTCAGTGGTAGCCAAGACATGGTCGGGGTACACACACCAATGGGACAAGCCATGGGCGTACGGCTACCGAGATTTCTTTATGGCATCGACGCATGATGTAGATCAGACCAAGACAGCAGAGACGATGGGATGGCGCGCGTTCATGGACGACAGCACCCACACCAAGCATGACGGCATGGTCAACTGCCCGGCATCAAGCGAGGCAGGGTTCAAGAGTACATGCAGTAAGTGTGCGCTGTGCAGTGGTGTAAGAGGGAAGGGTAGTAAATCAGTATACATTTTCAATCACTCATAACTATGACAAGGAAACAAATTATCAAATCCCTTCAAGAGAAGGGCGTTAATGTGGTGGGCATCACCGAAGAATTCAACGGCGCCATTGGCGGTGTTTGGATATCGGCAGAGGGCACCGACCAATGGTTCAACTACCACAGCGAGAGGTGGTACGATACCTTTGGTGTCAATCCTAAACTCCACAATTTTGTAGAGATCAATGGATGGTATTTTGAATGGCACGATCCGGGAACGATCATGCTTTGGGAAGGTTAATTAATAGAAGACATATGACAATAAAAGATTTAGAATCATTATTAATTCGCGAGGTAAACTACGCGGTATCAATTGTAAAGCAAAGAAGTTTGTACAAGGAAGCCAGTGACGAGGTGCGCATGAGAATCAATCAGTACATAGAGGCAGAGTTGGTGCGGTATGTGCTATGCTCAAGGTACTTTGATGAGGACATATTGAAGCGTGATTTATTGGTATCTGAAGACACAACTAATTCAATCATTACACTGGCAATGACAAATAACTTTTCAATATTTGGTGGAAGATGATTAACTTACGATTCAAGTTTATTAACAAGTCAGGCATCATGGTAGTATCAGATCCTTGTGTCGTCAGCGACACAGTAGATTGCTTAGTATTCGAGCGTGTCCGCAAGGGTGTGTGGTGTGTTGATGTGTCGTTCGATTTAAGCATGAACATCCAAGAGTTGAAAGCCACACATGAGGATTCACGCATCATGTTGTCGACGCCTGATCAGCTAATCATCAAGGTGCATAGCGAGCAGATTGGTTTCTTCGATGGCGAAGATTACAGGAATGACAAAGCAGTACAGGGTATGCCAAGAGAGCAGTACAAGATAATCAAGCCGGGAGACAAGTGGTATTGTGCGATGTCGTATATTACCAACCAATCCCAGTATGGTGCCGATGGCTACTCGTATGGTGCGCTGACTGAGATTACCAATGACGATTACAAAGTCTTGGCTCGCCGGAGTCTCGACAAAGATTATGTAGAATTTGAAATCAAACACTAAGAACATGGCAATACTAATTACAAGACACGGTGATGTGATCGACAAGTATGACGCATCAGACCTAAACAAAAAGCAAAAGGCAGTCGGTGGTTACATCGAGTATGTCCGTACAAATCTCGACATGACGTTCTGCGTTAACGAAGACGCAGCGCTGATTGGATTGGAACCTAACCCAATAGCGACAAGCATGGCTGGCATTCTCCTGCTTGGCGATGTGCTATTGATCGACAACAAGGAGATAGAAAAGGAGGACCGCATATGAGACGCAAAAGAATTACATCGGTAGAAGAGAGGCGCGAGTTTGTGCAAGAGATCATCGATCGCTTGTTGTACTTGGACGCCGACAACAGAGAGCGGTTCATCGACACGGTGCAAACTGCAATGAAGAAGTTCAAACCTCAGATGTCCATCATGGATGATGGCTCGACTCGTATCTACAAATCAATCAGCTAGAGACCATGAGAAACTTTGCGATAGTATTTACGACAATCCTTAGCGGATTACTTTACGGGTGGTGCATCGTTCACTATCCAATCACTGCACAAATCATAGCCGGTGGCATAGGGTTGTCGTTCCTATTCATCGCAATGGTAGGATTATACAAACTAAAACAAGAAAAAAATGAAAGCAAACACTGAACAAAAAGAACTAATGGTGATGTTACCCATCGCCTATCAAACAATGGAAGACCTATTCGTTACGGCACTCGAGGGTGGCAGTAACTACTGGGCCTACCTGTCGAACAAGACATGCGATACCATCCGTAACGCGGTGCCCAATGGATCATTCTCTGAAGCCACATGGAAAGCCATCCATGAATACGATGTCAAGGTACCGGTGAAAGATGTGGAGAGCGGAGACGAACTCGGGGTATTGACCCGTGACCTAATCGCTCAACGCATGCTCACGATACACGAAGACAAGGGAGTGCTTGGTTGTTTGATCAACATATTGAACGAGGACTTTGACGCAGAAGATGCAGATGCTGTGTTTCAATACTTGTTGATGGGAGAAATTGTATTCGGTTAATTATATTTGAACATGATTAAAGCAATCAAAAAGACTTGGAACTTCTTCCGTTGGTTGGACCGGCAGTGCATGAACGCTATGCTGTTCAACAAAACAGGGAAGTTCTGAGTGTCTTTGAAGACACTTACTACCATGACACACCAAGAAATATTCAGAAGATTACACACAATCATTGATCAGATTGACGAGAACAAGAACTTTATATACGGCAGTGCTTTCGAAGAACCACAGCAGATTGTGGTAATCGGAGACTGGCTCGAAGAACTTGAAGAACTAAAAGAAAAAATAAAAGAATCAATAAAGTGATGTAATACTTTTGTATTATATTTGTAGTAACAAAAGCAAATCTTATCGGAGAACTATGAACAATCTTTACTGGATTATTAATAAGCGTATGCCATGATATTACGCGATGGAAAATTCTATGTGGACGGAAAGGAAGTCCCATTAGAGATAGGCAACAGGATGCAGATCGCATTACTGAAGAACGCTCTCAGCGATGCGGAGAATGGTAGCGCTGTAGAAGTCAACCTCAACGAGAAGACAACATACAACATGTCCATGAGTTGGAAGTGTTGCAAGTGTTTGAAACTAAATGTTGATACGGACTGGCAGGAGTATGAGGATTGGGAACCGGACAACGATGACATCAAAGAGTACGTTGAGAACAACAAAGAGTGCACTCACTGCGGAGAAGAACACGAGTTGGTGGTAGACAAGTCAAACAAATACCATCACAAGTATTACCTTAAACTAACACAAGAAGAAGATGACAAACAATAAACAACAGACGGCGGTAGAGTGGCAATTTGAACAATTGTTTAATTCGTTTGAGAAGTTCAACAATGGCGAATACACATTTGATGAATATCTTAAAAAGAACTTGGAAATTAGAGAACAAGCTAAAGAAATAGAAAAGGTGCACATATTTACCGCATATATTGAAGGTTTAATGAGTGATGACCACTATAAAAATCCTAAAAGTGAATGGTTTATTAAATACTTTGAACAATACTACAACGAAACCTACGGAGGAGGTGAGCAATGACAAACAATAAACAACAAACGGCAGTGAAAAAGGTATTAGTATTTACAATAAAAGCAGTATTATTTTTAACAGTTGGTATCATATGTAAATTATTGATAGCAATGTTTGACGACTATAACGAAGCATTTAAAAACGGATGGCATTAATGAAAAACAATAAACAACAAACGGCAGTGGAGTGGTTATATAATGAATTACTTAATGCAGAGCCAAATATATTGGAATGGAATAAGTTATTAGAACAAGCCAAAGAAATGCAAAAGCAACAAATCATTGATGCTTATCATACAAATCCTTTGGAAGCAAAGTGGAAAAATATAGGCGTCAACTACTACAACGAAACCTACGAAGGAGGTGAGCAATGACAAACAATAAACACACAAATAAATAAATAAATATATGTACACACTAAGAACATGGAGAAGTAACTCCGAAGAAACAAATCAATGGATTGGCGACTATTTTAGAATCGTCATGAGAGAAAACAATGAAGAAAACTTTATTGCTGAATGGAATTTTCACACCAAAACAAAGAATGAACACATGCTCAATCCTGAAG